TATGGAGAAATGTCAGGTACAACTTTAAGAGCAGTCTTAGGCGACAAAAATTTGCAGCCTGATAAAAAGAAAAAAATATTTACTAGTATTTTCGGAAGAAGTAATTTAAGGAATTATGATTGGATAGTAAAAAGGTTAGAAGGATTAACCGAGTCGAATATCGAAGCCTTTGTTGCTGATAGGAATCTAGCTGAAATAATTAAAGAAGCTTCAACTACCGGTACTACATCTTTTACTGAAGTAGATGATGGACCATCTCATGGATTCGGTAGTATGGATAGCTATAAACGTGTTCAGAATAAGGTAGCAGAACGCATGGGATGGATTGTTATTAACCATCTTATCGATTTAGGTACTGGATACGAAGTAACCTCTAGAGATGCGATACCAACTCCTGAAAATCATATTGGAGATACTGCTTACCCTAGAGGTCCTATCGCAAGTGTATCTTACTTCCCAGCAGGAGATCAAGGTCTAAGGTCGCCGAATAACCAATCTGATCTAAAATCAACTAGGGCATATAACGCATATAAAAAGCATGTTAACTATATTGCAACAACAGTAGGAATGGAAATATTAGACTGGTTAGGAGCTGATCAATCTATAAAGAGTAGTAGATTAGAACCTAATGTTGTAGATAGAAAAAGAGCTAAAGCTGCAAAAGACGTTTACAAAGCTAACAAGCCGGATACAACTATTAAAAAAGCAGCTAAAAATATTAAAGATTTATCTATTAACGAGTCGGTAAAACTTCTTATAGAAGGTGGCGCATATGGTCATATGTCTCACCCGTTCGATGATAAAGGACTTACATTCGGAGACTTCAAACAAATTATAAATAATGCGCTTCAAGGTAGGTTGGATCTAGAAACTTCAGCTACCGAAAAGACTGATGGTCAAAATTTATTTATAACATGGAACAAAAAACTTTTAGCAGCCAGAAATACAGGTGATGTAAAGCGAGGTGGAATGGATGCTAAAGGTGTAAAGTTAAAATTTGCTAATAGAGGAAATATCGAAAAAGCATTTAACTATGCAATGCGAGATTTAGCTAAAGCAATAAAAGGTTTAAGTGATAAGCAAAAGAAAAAAATATTCAACGACGGTAATAACTGGGTAAATATGGAAATTATGTACCCAGCATCTGCTAACGTTATAGTTTATGATGCTCCGTATCTTCAGTTTCATAACGTACTGCAATATAAAGATGGTAAAGCAATCGGCTCTGTTACTGACGGTGCAAGAATTTTAGCTGGAATGATAGCACAGATAAATCAGAACATGCAGAAAGGATTTAGTATAATAGGTCCTAAAGTCTTAACAGTAAACCCGCATCAAGATTTTGCTAGTAAAAAACCTTATTTTATAAGTAAATTATCTAGTTTAATGTCAAAATATAAAATGAAAGATAGTAATACGTTTGGTGAATATCATCAAGCATGGTGGGAAGATTTTATTAGTAAAAAGTTTAGCAATATAGATAATACAGTGTTAGTAGGATTAGTAAAACGATGGGCTTTTTTCGATAAATCGTTTAGAATTGATAAGAAAAATTTTCCTGACGAAAAAATGTTAGAACAAGCAAAAAAATTCGATAAGATAAATCATGCTGATCAAGTAAAGAAAAATATGTTTCCTTTTGAAACTTTATTCTTCGAACTAGGCGCAGAAGTACTAAAAAATGTAGAAGGCTTTCTAGCAGCGAGCCCTGATCGAGCAGTTCAGAGTATCAGGCGTCAAGTAGCTAAAGCAATTACAGACGTCAGAAAAGGTGGAGACTTAAAAAAGTTAAATAGAATGAAAGCGCAACTTGCTAAAATAGATGCAATAGGCGGATTCAAAACTATTATACCTAGCGAAGGTTTAGTTTTTGTATATAAAGGTAATACCTATAAACTAACGGGAGCATTTGCACCAGTTAATCAAATAACTGGAATGATGGCGTTCTAGAAAGGGTTTTAATAATAACGTAATACTTATATATAATGAATATAGATATAAACATAGGGGATACAATACTAACTGGTCGTTTTAAGAATAAACGAGTAGTAGTAAAAGAGTTCGGTACTGACGAAAAAGGTCAACCAACTATTAACGGCAGACCTATGTTAAAATTTAGAATCGAAAAACTAATTCCATCACAAGATTCAGTAGAAGAGGTTGTTGCAAAGCATATAAATAAATCAATCAATAAAAGGTAAGTTATGGCAAAATTAAATAATGTAAAAGCGATAAATGAGATGATAAGAGGAGAGCATAGAACTCAAACTCGAACATCTAAAGGCTTTGAGAAAAAATCTATTGAACGTCAAATAGGCGATTCATGGGTAGATAAAGACGGTCAAAAGTGGATACAAAAAAATGGATATAAAGCTAAAGTAGGACGATTTAGTAAAATACGTAAAGCAATAGATTCGTCGCTATGCCCTAAATGTAGCAAAAAAGCAACTAAATTCGATAAACAGTTCATACAAAGAGAAGGAAAATGTCACGATTGTATAGTTAAGGAAGAAACTCTTATGAAATGTGAAGGATATGTAAAAAGGGAACCTATTTATGAAAAATACGAAAGAGATGTTATTAGAAAAAACTCAATGAATTTTCTTAAAGATGCTTCTAAAGAGGTTGAACTACTAAAAGCTAAATTTACTAAAAGTGAATTTATTAACAGTGATGGAACTATCGATAAATGGAGGTTACCAGAATCTGTAAAATCAATAGAAGAAAGTATAGATAAACAATTCGAAAAGTTCAAAGACGAGCTTTTAGAAAAATTAGAACAAGGAGATAAAAATGTCGGTATTAAAAACACAACTACAGAGTAAAAAGTTAATGTTTGCAATGATTTTATTTTTAGCGTCAATAGTATTTGTTGCTACTAATCAAGCAGACTTTGGACAATGGTCTGAATTCGTAAAATGGGTATTCGGAATATATGCTGCAGGTAACGTTGGTGAGCATGTATCAAATAAAGGCGTAAACGTAGGGCAATAATATGACTTGGGATGATAAAAAATGGCGTAGACGGCAATACGAGCTACTTGAACAGGAGCAACAAGGAGACGAAAAGCTAACTCAAATGGTTCAGTCAATGAATGATTATGTAATGAATATGCAAACTTCGTTAGGATCACTACCTAATTATCTCCCGTTACTTATGAAACCAAATGACCCTGCTAAATCACCTGAGCAAAACAAAATCGATCGAGATACTATAGTTGCTACTATGAAGGCTTTAGATGATAATCAAAAACTTCTGACTCAGACTTACGAATTTTTCAATAAGTATATAGAGCAAAAGTATAAATTTAATCCAGGAAGTATTGAGAGCAATCCTGGACAACCTAATAAAAAGGTTGAGAAAGGAGAGTAAGCGTGAGTAAATTCAAGAAGATATTACTATTTATAGTCGGCTCGATAGGCACTATATTAGGTATTTTACTTGCAGCAAAAGCAGTAGGTAGAAGAAAGATCAATCCTAAAATTGCTAAAAATGATGCTGAGGTTAAAAGGTTAGAATCTCAAATTCAGGAAGTCAAAGCTGAAAAAGAACAACTAAATAATGAACTAACCGAATTAACCAAAACTGCTGATGGTAGAAGCAAGCAAGTCAAAGATGCAAAAAAGAACGTCAAAAAGAACGATCAAACAATAGCTGATTTGGAAGCTGCTCTAGCTGAAGCTGAAAAAAATCTATAGGAGATTAAAAAATGGCACAACTTGAAAGAGTAACATTCTCTAACGCGAGCCCAAGAGGTAACGGAGATAATAGATTAAACTCTATTCCTGCAAAAGCAAAACACTTAAACGATTTAATAACACATATTGGTGATAACTGCTCATCATGGAGAACTGTTACGAATACTACAGCTTTCGTACAAGATAGCGATTCAGTAGTAACTTTAACTCAACCAGCTAACTCAATAATCAATAATATCTGGTTAGTATTCACAGTAGCACCTGAGACTGCAACTGGCGCTAGTTTAGGATACGAGGTAGGTACTACTGCAGGTGGTGGTGAAGTAATTACTAAACATGACGATAATATTATCGATGCAGGAGCAGATGGTACTGATCTAGCAGTAGGAGCATCAGTACGTGTACCACGATCTGAATGGGAAAAAACATTAGACGCTACTACACTAGCTGCTGATACAACTTTTACAACTACAGCAAGAACTTTACACTGTAATACAACGTGTACTGATCATTCAGTTACTACAGCAGGTACTGTATGTTGGGCAATCGAATTTGTAAACTTCAAATAAGTCTATAAATATTACAATTTAGTCTCCCGGGTAATACCGGGAGCTTTTTATAAAGGGTTATATATGAAAAAAATACTTACAATAATATTTCTATTATTTACACTCATAAGCTATTCTCAAACTAAAGATTATAAAACAGTTTATGAAATTACTAAAAAATTAAATACAGAATATAAGTTAAAAATAACAAGCCTTGACTCTGTAATAGCTAAACAAGATTTATTTATTACCGATCTTAATAATATTATAGATGTTAATAAAAAGATAATGGCTAGTGATTCACTTCAAATATTTTTATTAGAAGATCAAAAAAGATTACTCAATGATAATATAAACTTATATCGAAAAGAGTTAGATAGAAGAGATAGATGGTGGAACTCTAGAGCAGCTGGAATAGTTTTTGGGGCAATCGGCACTATCGCCATAATACACGTTATAGATTATAGTTTACCGTAATAAGTTGGAATTATAATATAATTTCCGTATATTTATATATGTAGGTAGACTATATATGAAGAAATCATTAAAAGACGTAATAAAATTAGAATTTTCGAAATGTGCAAAAGATCCAGTACATTTTATGAGAAAGTATTGTTATATACAACATCCTCATAAAGGTAAAATAAAATTTAATTTATATCCTTTTCAAGAAACTACTTTAACTGAATTAAGAGATCATGACTATAATGTTATACTAAAATCTCGACAGTTAGGTATATCTACTTTATCAGCTGGTTACTCTTTATGGTTAATGCTATTTCATAATGATAAAAATATTTTAGTAATTGCAACAAAGCAGGAAGTAGCTAAAAATTTAGTTACTAAAGTTAGAGTAATGCACGATGGCTTACCAGGCTGGTTAAAAGGTAACTGTGTTGAAGATAATAAATTGTCATTACGCTTTTCTAATGGGTCTCAAGTAAAAGCAGTTTCTAGTTCTGGTGACGCTGGTAGATCTGAAGCATTATCACTACTAATAATTGACGAAGCAGCATTCGTAGATAGTATAGATGAAATATGGGCTTCTTCTCAACAAACGTTAGCTACCGGAGGTGGTGCTATAGTATTATCTACTCCTAATGGAACAGGTAACTTCTTTCACAAAACATGGGTAGGAGCAGAAGCAGGTACTAACGGATTTAATCCAATAAAACTGCACTGGACATTACACCCAGATCGTGAGCAAGACTGGAGAGCAAAACAAGACCAGTTACTTGGAGAAAAAATGGCAGCACAAGAATGTGATTGCGATTTTATTACTTCAGGTTATACAGTAGTTGATGGTACAATACTTCAGTGGTATCTAGAACAGCAGGTACAAGAGCCTATAGAAAAACGTGGATTCGATGGAAATTATTGGTTATGGGAATATCCTGATTACTCTAAAGACTATATGATAGCAGCCGATGTTGCTCGTGGTGATTCAAGTGACTATAGTACGTTTCATGTTATAGATGTCGAGACCTTAGCTCAAGTAGCAGAATATAAGGGTCAACTTCCAACTAAAGATTTTGGTAATATGTTAGTAAATACTGCTACAGAATGGAACAACGCCTTGTTAGTTATTGAAAACGCTAATGTAGGGTGGGCAGCTATTCAAGCAGCAGTAGATAGAGAGTATCCAAACTTATTTTATTCTTCAGCAGACCTATCCGTAGTAGATACTGGTCAGCAGCTTAAGAAGCGATACGACTTAAAAACTAAAGATAAGATGGTTCCAGGATTTACGACTACTTCGAAGACGAGACCACTAATTATATCAAAGCTAGATACCTATTTTAGGGAGAAGGCATGTATAGTCCGGTCAAAACGTTTGATCGATGAACTATTTGTTTTCGTATGGAAAGGAAGTAAAGCTCAAGCGCAAGGCGGTTACAACGATGACCTTGTAATGGCTTACAGTATAGGAATGTGGGTTAGAGACACCGCTCTTATGCTTCGTCAAAAAGGTATGGATTTAACAAAGAGCGCATTAAATAATATATCAGTAAACCGAGGTGCTGGTGTTTATACAGGTAATAGACTTGATAATAATCCTTGGATTCAACGAGGGCCAAAAGGTGATGAAGATCTTACATGGCTTTTGAAATAAAGGTTATATAAAGAGGAATAATTATGGCAGATAAAACAATATTTTCTAGATTGCAGAAACTATTTAGCAGTAACGTAGTGGTAAGAAACGTTGGTGGTAGAAAGTTAAAGGTAAAGGATACCTCTAGACTTCAATCGATGGGTAACACAGTTACTATGGGAGTAGATAGATTTTCAAAATTAAGAAAAACTAACGTTAATTTTGGATACGGTACACCTGCTATGCAAAATTTCTCATATAACAAAAATGAACTATATACTGATTACGAATCGATGGATTCAGACGCTATTATATCATCAGCTTTAGATATATACTCAGATGAATCAACAATGAAGAACGAATTCGATCAAGTACTTACGATAACTTGTCAGAACGAAAATGTTCAAAAAATATTACATAATTTATTTTATGATATCTGTAATATCGAATTTAACTTATGGCCATGGGTACGAAACATGTGTAAATATGGTGACTTTTTCTTAAAATTAGATATTGCAGAGGGATATGGGGTTGTAAATGTAGTACCTCTTTCATCTTACGAGATGACTAGAGAAGAAGGTGAAGACCCACAAGATCCTTACAAGGTAATATTCAAACAAGATGGTCAAGGTGGGAATATTGAGTACCAAAACTTCGAAATAGCTCATTTTCGTTTATTAAGTGATGCTAACTTTCTACCGTACGGTAAATCAATGATAGAACCAGCTAGAAAGACTTGGAAGCAGCTTACTATGATGGAGGACGCAATGATGATTCATAGAATTATGCGTGCACCTGAAAAAAGAATATTTAAGATAGATGTTGGTAATATACCACCGAATGAAGTTGACCAATACATGCAAGCTATTATAGATAAGATGAAAAAGGTTCCTTATGTAGATCAAACCACAGGAGAATACAATCTTAAATTTAATATGCAAAATATGATGGAAGATTTTTACCTTCCTACACGAGGAGGTGAATCAGGTACAGGAATAGAGTCAGTACAAGGGTTAGACTTTAACGCTATAGATGATATCGAATATCTTAAAAATAAAATGATGTCAGCTTTACGAGTTCCTAAAGCCTTTTTAGGATATGATGAACAAGTAGAAGGTAAAGCAACTTTAGCAGCTGAAGATATACGTTTTGCTCGTACTATTGAAAGATTACAGCGAATCGCAGTATCGGAGCTTACTAAAATAGCTATAGTTCACTTATACACACAAGGATTTAAGGATGAAGATCTAGTAAATTTTGAACTTAACCTAACTACTCCATCAACAGTATACGAACAAGAAAAAATCTCTATATGGCAAGAGAAAATTAGACTTGCTACTGATATTCAACAATCAAAACTACTTTCTGACGAATGGATTTACGAAAATATCATGAATATGGGTGACGGTGCATGGGCTCATGAGCGTGAAAACGTTATTGCAGACCTGAAACTCAAATTTAGACAGTCTCAAATTGAGCAAGAAGGTAATGATCCTTCGAAAACGTTAAGATCTTTCGGTACACCTCATGATCTAGCTACAGCAGGACAGCAAAATTATGATGAACCATCAGATGCACCTGTAGGAAGACCTGATATCGGTATGAAATATAAATCTACTGAACATCCTGGTGGTCAAGATCCTATAGGAGACAAAGATTTAGGTAAAACTTACGATATAGGAAAATCTCCGCTAAAGCATAACTTTAGAGGCAATAGTCCTTTAGCTAGAGAAGATAAACGTGAAAAATATAAGAATGTAATACAATCACTAAAGTCAAAAACTAAAACAAAGAGCGTCTTAAAAGAAACTCTTCATGAAACAAAAAAAGAATACGACGACAACGGAGGCCTACTCGACGAAGGTAATATAATCGACGGTAATTTATAGGTTTTTCTTAAAACATCATATTTATATATGATAAAAACTACGTCTAATGGTGAAAGAATATGAGCACAGTAAAACACTCGAAATTTAAGAATACAGGTATTCTATTTGAACTACTTGTCCGTCAGATTGCGTCGGATACGCTATCTAAAGATAACTCTGAAGCTGTTAGAATTATAAAAGAATACTTTTCTAATAAAACTCAGTTAGGAAAAGAACTTCAGCTGTATCAAACAATATTAAAAGAAAAATTTAATTCAGAAAATCAAGCTAATCGGTTTTTAGATGCAGTAATTACTAATCGAAGAAAACTTAATCAAGGTAAACTTCGGAGAGAAAAATATAATCTTATAAAAGAGATTAAAGAGCATTACGATATTGATAAATTTACTAAAGCTAGAATCGATAATTATAGAACACTAGCAAGTACTTATACAATATTTGAAAATACTTCGTTGCCTCCGGCTGAAGGAGTAAAATTAAGATATAATTTAGTAGAAGCTGTTACTGGAAAGAAAGCTCCTAAGAATATTAAAAAGCAAATCGTTTCTGAATACACAAATCAAGACAAAGATATGCAACTTTTATCATATCAGATATTAGTCGATAAATTTAACGAAAAGTATGGTGATTTAACTCCAAAACAAAAGAAAGTCTTAAGAGAATATATTAACAATGTCTCAAATACTAATAATCTTAAAGAACTTATATCATCAGAGGTGCCACATATTAAACGTACACTTCGAAACAAAATGAGATCAATTAAAGATCCTGTTGTTCGAATAAAACTTAAAGAAGTAGCTAAACAAGCAACTGCTCTTGGAAAACGAAATGTAATCAAAGATCAGGAAGTATTATCTTTAATGAGATTCTACGAGTTAATCAAAGAACTTAAAAATATAAAGTAAGGGCTTTAGATGGAATCATACATCAAAAAAATATTAAACGAGTTAGAAGAGTCTCAAGAAGAACTTGATGAGATGAGTGTAACTGGTAATCTTGATGGAGGTGAAGGCCCACCTAAGACACCATTTGCTTTCGGTAAAGGTAGAGCAAAGGACAAAAAGAAAACAAAGGATGTAGCTACTAATAGTACTGGTATGAGTATTGTTAAAAAGAAACCTAATAGAATATATAAAGGTAATATGGGTGAATCAGTTTATAGACAGGTAATGAGTGAAATTAACTACCGAGATTATAAAAAAGATGAGTCAATGTCCGCCAAGAAAAAGGTTAATAATTCTATAAAAGAGGTTAATCGTAAATTATACGAAATCGAAAGAATAATCCATCAGAATAATAAGCTAAAAACAGAGATGGGTGTAACTAGTGAAAACTATTGGAAGTCTACTCAAGCTAAATTTAGTAAGATTAGTGAGCGTATGACACGAATAGGTCACGCAATGAGAAAATTGGGATCGTAATGGCAAAGCAAGTACTAGTAGATTATATACCGTTCCAAGTAACTCCTCAACAGATTAACGAATCTATATCTAATAATGATGGACGAGTTATAGTAGAGGGTGTTTTACAAAGATCCGGAGCTAAAAATCAAAATGGTAGAATTTATCCTAAAGATATTCTAGCTAGAGAAGTTGCTCAATATAAAAAAATACAAATAGCTGAAAAACGTGCACTCGGTGAATTAGATCATCCAGAATCATCAGTAGTTAACTTAAATAACGTTTCTCATAATATATTAGACTGTTGGTGGAACGGAGACGATGTAGTTGGTAAGGTAGAAATTTTATCGACACCATCTGGTAATATATTAAAAGAATTACTAAAAGCTGGTATACTACTTGGCATTAGCTCAAGAGGGTTAGGATCAGTAAAAGAGTTAGGAGAAGGTACAGTAGCAGTCGAAGACGATTTTGAACTTATATGTTGGGATTTTGTAAGTAATCCATCAACGCATGGTGCTTTTATGAAACCTATAGGAGTAAACGAAGGAGTTATAGCTGAAGGGGTTAATAAAAATCAAAGTTACGACAAAGTAAATACAATTATCAGAGACATCCTTTGTGAAATGAAAGGTTGCTGTCCAGTAGATTAGGGAATAACTATGATTAAAATGAGTAAAATAGTATTAGAAAGCAAGCAAGAAGAAAACTACAGAAAGCTTGATAAAAAATCAAAGCAGTTAGTCCTTGATGCAGTAAATAAATTCAATAAATTTGAGCAGCATATATATAGACAAAAAGATGTTCGAGAAGTTGTAGAAGCTATAAAAACTATAAGCGAATATGCTGGTAGATTAGCATTAGATGAAACCGAACACTGGTTCGATGGCGTAACAGTAAAAAAAGATGTCAAAGAAATAAATAATGCAGTAAAACTCTTCGAAAAAGCTGCAGGAGAAGTAGGAACTTTGCAACACCGACTAGAAGCGCTATATGAAGATATAGGTAGTAAATTAAGTCGATACTATGAAATAGCTGATATCGATAATACTATACCTTTAGCGCCAAAAAATACAAAATAGTTGTTTCCTTAAATTATTTTTCGTATATTTAATATAAATTAAGTAATAATCTAAAATATATCGAATGGCTTACACCAGAAATCAAAAACATCGTAATCAATCTGATACGAACACAAGAAATCACGGCAACAAAAAGAAAAACTTTAAGCGAAGAAAGAGATTAACTCGAGCCGACTTCCAAATACCAGGAGTTCCTAAAGGTATCAAAGTACCTGATGGAAATATAGAACAAGCATTAAAACGTTTCAAAAAAATGATGAAACAGACTGATGTTCTAGGAGAACTTAAAGAAAGGAGAAGGTACACTAAACCAAGTAAATTAAAGTATGAGGCTAGAAAACGTACTAAAGCTATCCAGAGTAAAACAACGATCCGTGACATAAAACGTGAGAGTAAACAGGTTTGGGTCGCGGTTATCAATGGAAAAGCACAATAATTCCATAAAAATATAAAAAAGATTAGAGAAATCCGAGTGGTTTCTCTTTTTTTGTCATATTTATTCGTAGATAAGAATACACTACGCTTTTCTTAAGCTATCTTATGTAGTGTGAAATATATAGAAACTAATTACTATTAAGAATCCGAATATTCTTATTTCCACAATCAAATTTAAGGAGAATAGACAATGAATGATCTATTAAAAGAAGCAATCGCTGATGCTAAAGCTGTTCGTAAAACTGCTCTTGCTAATGCTAAACTTGCACTTGAAGAAGCTTTCACTCCAAAACTTCAGTCTATGATTTCAGCTAAAATTCGCGAAGAAGCGGATGTAGATGAAATGAGAGAAGATGAGGATATGGATGAAATGAGAGATATGGACGAAACTGAACACGATATGGATGAAATGCGAGAAGACGAGCATGACATGGATGAAATGCGTGAAGAAGAAGACGACATGGACGAGATGCGAGAAGATGAGCACGACATGGAAGAAGGCGGGATGCGTGAAGAAGAGGATGAAACTCATGACGAGGGACACCACGAAGGCATGCACGAAGACGAAGAAGACATGGAAGAAGGTGAGCACGATATGGACGAAATGCGAGACGACGAGCACGCTATTGCTGAAGAAGACGATTTAGAGCTAGAAGCTATTATTAAAGAGCTTGAAGACGAAATCGAAGAAGGTGAACATGACGAACTTGATGAAAGTAACGATGTATCATCTGGAATCGGAACATCCGATAACAAAGCACCTGCTGCAGCTGCAACTGGCGCTGACACTGACGACGAAGACGGTGAAGGAGTAAAAGTAGTAGCTGAATCAGAAGACGGGTACGAAGGTGAATCTGAAACTTTAGACAATCTACATGAAGATGACGAATTAGAGGAAGGTGATGACATCGACCTAGAAGAAGTTATTCGATCATTAAGAGAAGAAGAAGAAGAATTAGAAGAATCTGAAGACGGTATGGAAGGTGAATCTGAAACGATTAACAACCTAACTGAGAAGCTTCAAGAATCTTACAAAGTTGTAAAATTCTTAAGAAGCAAGAT